AACTAAAGAACAAGCACAATCACCAGAGCAAATAGCTAATGGTGGTAATTGGCAAACAATAGATGACGACCAAGCAAAACAACTAGCCGTTGAATTAGGCTTGGCTAGTTGACACATCAATAAATATATTATAATATATAAGCATCACTCAGTTATCTGGGTGGTGCTTTTTTTTTGAAAGAAAGGAGTACTCATGGATAAAAAAGAGATAAGGCTCAATGCCAATAAGCGTAAGTCTTTAGTTAAAGACTATCGTAGGCATTGTGAAGAACAGAACTCTCACGAGAAAGAGGAGTTCTTACAATCACGAGAAGTATGCAACGATACTATCAAATCTACATTCGCATTAGCAAAAGAAGTAGTAGAGAGAAAGTATGAGTTAGATGATGTTGCTACTCTCAGATCATTACAGAAAAAATATAATACTGTTAATGCTTGTGGCACAGACAGTTGTTTTTATTTTACTGTATTAGATGCAAAAGAAGTAGACCAGTATGGTGATGAAGTAGAAAAGAGAAAACACTTTTCATTTCATTTAGATGGTAGATACGACAATGGTGGTGGCTATCATTATCAATCTGGTTCTAGTAGTTCTGGCAAAAATGTTGCCTATGCTTTGTATCGTGAAGATATGAAAAAGGTAGGACTTAATCCAGACTGCAACATTGAAGCTGACATTACCTACGACAAGGGAACTGATAGGTATGACAGGCGTAGCAACCCTTGGCTATCTCAATGTCGTAACGACAATGATGCTTGGTTATCTGGTAAGCAAGGTGGTACTAATCATTACCAATCTTGGGAAGATAAACATAAACTAAGTGTTATTGGTACAGGTGGGTGTCGTTCACGAGCCATACCTTGTACTGAGTTAGAGTTTGCTAAGTTTGAAATGATGCACCATGCAAAAGAAGATATGGTGTTAAAACATACTAAGTGGATTCAAACTGTTGTCGCAAAGGTTGAAAGGTTTGAACAGGGGATCAAGCAAATGACTAAGTTCTCACAGGTAGAAAAGTTTGCTAGTCATAGTAAAGTGAACTGGAAGATATCCAAAGAGATACTTGCTGATAAGATAGGTATGGATATTGTTGTATCTATTGATGATCTTGCTGATTCTATTGAGGCAATAGGCAAACCAAAAGAAACTAGAGAAGATAAGATTAGGGCTAGAATGCTCTATGAGGCTTCCAAAGTTTCATTACCAAACTAATATAAAAGTGTATGTAGGGGGTATAGTATATACTAACCCCCCCTGCATTGACAGGTAATCATATCATAAAATGGCAGAAAAAACAACGAGTCACATTGACACACGAACTAAAGTTTGCTATCATTGTGATAGTAAAAAAGTAATAATCATCATAAACAAAAAATATTATTGTCCCACTTGTGGGCTATATAAAACAGGAGGAGGATATGCACGAAAAAGCGATAAAGCAATCAGTAAGAAGATCGCCTGAAGAAAAGATAATGATAGGTATTATTCAACAAGCTATGGAAGATGCTTTTAATTTAAGTAGCTCTACAAATATATCTATGGCAGAAATACAACAGGCAAGAAACTGGTTCTATACAAAAGCATGTGAGGATATATGCGATCATTTAAACAAGGTCTAATTACAAGAGATGATTTAAGACGAGCAATAAGAAGATTGGAGTTAAAACTATGATGAATAACTATGATGCAGTAATGATAGCAGAGGGTGCTATTGAAGTTGATGAAGATAAACAGATAGAAGCGTGGCAACACTTAGTAGATACAGGTTTAGCTTGGAGTCTTCAAGGTTGGTTTGGTAGAACTGCAATGGATTTAATTGAACAAGGAATAATAGAAAGAAAAAACAAATGAATATATTTCACTTACACAAAGACCCTAAGATATGTGCTGAGTATCATTGTGATAAGCATGTAGTAAAAATGATATTAGAAACTGGTCAGATGTTATCAACTGCATATCGAAGACACTTTGATGAGTGTCATCATTATGGAATTGATTTATATAAAACTGCATACCCTAAACACCCAATGACAATATGGGTAGGTAATAGTGGTGGTAATTTTTTATGGACTATGAAATTATTTAAACAACTACTAAATCAGTATACACTAAGATATAATAAAAAACATTCAACTGCTCGTATATTTAATTTACTAGATAAAAGATATAAATATTGGAATGAATTAACTGGTGACTTTACACCTCCACCACAATGTATGCCAGACGAATATAAACATAAAAATTATATTACAGCATACAGACAATACTATATTGGTGAAAAGAAAAGATTTGCAAAGTATACTGGCATTGACATGCCGCCATTTTTATGTTAAATAGTTAGAATGAATAAAAAAGATATAGAAAAAAAGATAGGTACGCTATCTAACACAAGCAAAATGCCTGCATTTTCTTGGGGTATACCTATTCAATATTGTGTGACTGGAAGTAAGTTAGCATTACAAAAAGGAACTATATGTAATAAATGTTACGCTGGTAAGGGTTGTTACATTTTTCCTGCTGTAAAAGCAATGTATCAAAAAAGATATGATGCCATACTCATGACTGAGTGGGTGGATTATATGGCAGAACTTATTACCCAAAAATATAAAAACCTAGATAAATCAAGACTCTATCACCGTTGGTTTGACTCTGGTGATATACAATCTTTTGCTCACCTAATGAAAATATTTGAAGTGTGTGAACTTACACCACATATAAAGCATTGGTTAGCTACTAGAGAGTATCAGCTAATTAATCAACTTGATGTAAAAGATGTGCCAAAGAATTTATGTTTGCGTGTATCAGCAATTAAAGTAGACAGTCCACCACCTAAGTTTTGGAAGTGGACTTCTGGTGTGCATAAAGATAAATCAATGTAAAGATTGCCGTGCTTGTTGGGATCGTAGAGTTAAACAAGTAAGTTATAAGGAGCATTAATGACAGCATCATATGGATTAGGTATGCTATTAGTTGGTGTAATTGCACTAAGTATTGCATCAATAATAGCGTATCATATTATAAATAAAGTTATGAAACAAAATAAAAAACCTATAAGGTTTGATGATTTAGAATGAAAAAGAAAACTTTTAAAGAAAAATTTATAGACCCTAAAAATAAAACTGTAAGTAAAAGTTATTGGAATTTAGGCAATCATACTCTTTTAATAATGTTTGTTATTGCTATAACTTGGGTTATATGGGTAAGTTATAAATAAAATGTTTGAGTGGAAACATCCAAATTATTATAGGCAATTACGAAAAAATAATTTGACAAATAAGATCAAATATGATAGGGAGGATCACAATGAAAAAATACAAAATCAGAATAACAGGACTAGGAATAGAAGCAATAGCGATAATACCATTCGAAAACGAGCCGACAGTTCTTGAAGTAGAAAACAAAACAGCAGAATATCTAAATCATAATCTTATGAAAATTGAATCTGATCATAATTTCTATGATCATAAAAGATATACTTTGACTTATGAGGAAATTTAATATTGAATTATAAACAACAATTATCAGTTATACAAGGATTAAATTTATCAGAAGACACACAGATAAGAATGGACTGCCCATTCTGTAATGGTAAAAATACTTTGTCTGTCGATACAACAGAAAATAAATTAAGTTGGTATTGCTTTCATGCTTCTTGCAGTGCTAAAGGTAGAAAACAAGGAGAAAAAAATATGCAATATGTAGAAAGAGTTTTTCATGGTAATCAAAAATTACACATAGAAGATATAGAGTTTAAAATACCAGATAGCTTTCAATCAATATACTCAAATGAAAAAGCTATGAAATGGTTATCATCTAATAATTGTTGGGAGTCATGGTCTTGGGGTAGAGCAGATTTTAGATATGATGTTCAAAAAGATAGAGTTGTATTTTTAGTTAAGAATAGAGTATCCCATAAGATAGTTGGTGCAGTAGGTAGAGCATTAAATAAAAGCGAGTTTCCTAAATGGTATATGTATGGTAACAAAGATGTGCCATTTAAATGTGGAGAATGTGAAGACTCTGTAATTGTAGAGGATTGTCCATCTGCTTGCGCAGTATCAAATATATTAACTGGTGTAGCGATTATGGGTACAAAATTAAAGCAAGTTCAAAAATCACATTTGCAACCATATAAAAATTTATATATATGTTTAGATAGAGATGCTACAACAAAAGCATATGATATGGCAAAAGATTTAAGATCATCTGGATTTGAGAATGTAATAGTAAAACCATTAGAAGATGACTTAAAATACTTTAACACAGAACAAATAAGGGAGATGTTTTATGGACGATAATATGAAAAAAGAAATACTAGATAGTTGGAATAGTTGGAAGTATGATATAGTTGATATGAATAGATCAGAATGGACACAAAGAGATCAATCTATATTAGATACAATAGAATTATTACTAAGAAAGGAGTATGGAGATGTCGATAAATCTAGATAGAGGACCTGCTGATCTTGAGGAAGTAATTGATAAACAGCAAAAGCAAATTGATTGGCTTAAAAAACAAACTAAGAAAACACAAGATGATAGGATAGC